GCCTCTAATTTTTTTGTAATGTATTCGGATAAACCGACTATACCCTCAACTTCATCACCGGTCATAATTGTTGTAATCCCAGCCTCTTCGTTAAATACTTCATAAAGCACGGTAGGTAAATAAGGCAAGCATTTAGGCTCTTCTTTGTTGCTCTTAATAGCGTTTAGTTTTTCGCCCAATATTGCGTTTTCTTCGGCTGTATGGTCTTTTAAATTGCTTAATTCTTCACTAAGTTTTGCGTTTTTTTCTGCCATTTCTGCAATTTGTTTTTTCATACTTTCAACTAAAGCCATTTGCTGAGCCTCAAATTTTTTTTCTTGCTCTTCAAGCAAAGCCTTTATATCAGGAGTTTTATCTTGTGTTTCTCCTTGTCCTGCTTGTACTTTTGTATCTTTTGTTTGTTCAACAGTTGCCATAAATTTATTCTCCTTTTTTATTTATCAAAAAGTAGGAGTAAATAAATCATTACTCCTACTTTTAACTTGCTTATGCTGCAAGGTTGATTGTTGCTTTTGCTAACAGTTTGCCGTTAACGGTTTTTGCACCGTAAACATATAAACCTCTAACTAAATCTTGGAATTTATCCTTATCTCTGATACATTCGATCTTTGTAATCTGATCAGCATAAGTAATTGCCTCATCTACTCCGGCTAAGATTTCAACAGATGTTGTGCTGGTTGCCGTTGTAGATTTAAGATTAGTAGCAGAAAGAACATCAAAGCCTGCAAATTCAAAAACTGCGCCCTCTCTGATAATTTTATCAGTTGCTTGCGTAGATCTTGCTCTAAACTCATCAGAAAGAATGATAAGTTTTTCAATCGCAGGGTTAACAACAACCCACGGACGTTTGCCGTTTGCTGCTTTTCCTGCTTGGTTGATTGCGTTTGTATTTCTCAATTTTGTTCTAAGGTCAACAAACAAATCATAAATTGTAGATTTTGTTGGAGTTGACGCAGCTATTACGTTGCCTGAATCAACATCAGCTCTTTTAGATAACAAGAAAGTATCTTTAACAAGTTCAATAGACTTTTTAGCCTCTGCGATGTATTTGTTAGTTAATTCAACATTCGCCTGAACTTTTGCTATATCGTCAACCGCAAAAGCAAAATATTTCTTTTGGTCAATTTCTAACTGCTTAGAACTTGCCGCAAGAGTTTGATATGCAATATTACTTGTACCGTATGTATTAGCGGTAATATCACCGATAAATTGAATATTAACTTTATCCCCTGCTTGCTTAATTTCGCCCTCGTAGTTACGATTTACGCATTTTGACATAACTCCGCAATCGTGTAATTTAGGTCCTAATTTTTTAGACCAATATTCCGGCACAAAAACGTGTACCGTAGTATCTATACTATCAGCCATAGTGTAAAATCTCCTATCTTGTCTTTTTGGGTACTAACTATTTGACAAGACCTTTAGCAATTTGTTGATCGATAATTTTTTCATTTTTTGCAAAATCTTCGGCACTCATATTGCTTAGTTCTTGCCGTGTAAAAATATGATCTGCACCATATTTTTTTGTAGAACTTGCAGCAGCCGTATTAAGTTTATCTTTATGAGTAGAATCTTCTTGTTGCGCTGCTTGCTCTTTTATATAGCTTTCAATGGCTTGTTTTTTAACAGTTTCAAACAGTTCAGCAACTCCCTCGATTGTTTGAGGGGGGTTATACCACGCATTAAAGATAAGTTCATTGTCTTTGTACTTTTCTTTGTCTTTAGCTTTAATCTCTTCAAACTTAGAATTTGCATTTTTATAAATGTTGTTAACATCTTGCTTTAGCTTGTTGTTATACTCGTTTTGGAGGTTTAAAAACTCCATTGTAAATTTTGACGCGTCAGCAGGAGGCAAATTATTAATAATATCGTCAACGGTTCGTATTTCGGTATCATTTGGGATAAAGTTTGCATATTTAACTCCTAACCCTCTTAATCTGTCGTTGTATTCTTCGCCTATTTTTTGCTGAACTTTTGCAATCTCTTCTTTTACATCACTTACAGGATCAGTAGGTTTATTAAGTTGCTTTTCAAGTTCCTTAATTTTGTTTCCCTGTTCTGTAATCTTAGTTTGAGCAGATTTAAAACTTTTTTCTGCGTCTTCTTTTGTTTTGAATGTTAAAAGAAAATTGTCCTCTGCTACATCATTTGATGAAGTCGTATCATCAACCGCAGGATCTTCCACGTTGTCTGTGTTTTCGTTTACAGGTGTGTCAGTATCGCTTACAGTTTCCTCGATTGTTTCATCTGTTTGTGATGAAGTTTCAGTAATGTTTTCTTCCATTGATTACTTCCTTTCGTTTAATTCTTCTATATCTTTGAAAGCCTGTTGATATCCTTTCAGATATTCCAAACTTCCGGTATTACTCACTAATTCCAATATCTGCCTGTTGTGGTATTCCATTAGACATTCCCATTTGTCCTTGATCAGCATTAAGTCCTTGATTGCCGCTATTAGTTCCCTGTTGGAATATTTGTTGAGCATTGTCTTGTATCTCCTTTTCTACTTGCATATCATTGACATTCTTGTCTATGCGTTCCTGATCGTCATAAAAAATACGACCTGTATTATCAAAGCCCATTTCTTCAAGCGACATTTTTGCAAGTTCTATAATGTCTGTTTTCTTTCTAAACTCTTCGTCTTGCATAAATTCTCGTATTAGTTGGAGATTATCTTTAAATCTCATAATGCGTTCTGCATTTGCTTTACTGTCAGAATAAATGTATCGGTAATTGCCGTTTCTTGTTTCGTCTGTTATTTCAAGCGTTCTGCTCTGATTAGAACTCTTGTCAAATTGATAAAGGCTAACCGTTCCAAACTGTTCATTTGCAATAGTATCGGCAACTTTTTCTATAAGCGGTATAATGATTGTTGAATAAATCTTGTCTGTTATTTGATTCTGTCTTGCGCTTTGTCCTGCAACTACCGCCTGTGTTTCTGTTGCCGTTTTTGCCCTGCTTTCTTCCGAGCCTACCATATTCTTAAAAATACCTGTTGCGCGTTCAATTTGAGCCTTAAAATAAGATATAAAATCAAACCCTGTAAAAGCTCTTGTAAAGTCTAAGCGTTCAGGTCTTAACGGACTTTGCGACATTTTGTCTGCTTTATATTCGATAACCTTTCCGGCTTTAATTTTTATGCTTTTATCAAGCATTTTTTCAGGAGATAACCACGGAGGGTTAAATATAAGGTCTAAACAATAAACTTGCTTAGATAAAATTTCGCTTGATATATCATTCAAAGATTTAGCAACTCTTAACGGAGATATACCGCGCCTTGTGTCGGGATCTTCTAATATATTTCCGTAAACAAAAGGCTTATGCACATAAGGATTAGGCTCAAATCTTATGATATGTTTTTTATCAGCAATAACGATTAAGTAATTGCGTAAAATCTTTTTATCAATTTTAATGTTGCCGTAATATTCGATTAATTCTATTAAACCGTCTTTATTTTTATCTTTATCACCGTCTTTTTTAATTTCGTGTTCTTCACGGTTTAGATCGTCTTCTATTTGTGATAAATCATCATCAGCCTCTTTAGAAAGGTTATAATTTTTATTATTTTTAATCTCGTCATAAGTTTTATGAGTTCGATACATCATATCGGCATTTTCAAAATCATCACTTTTAAACGGATCAAAAACAAACTCTAAATTGTCTAAACATTTGATATTTGCTCCCTCATAGACCAACTTGTCAAACTCAATATAATTTTTATCAAGGTTTTTTAGTTTTTCAAATTCGATAGAGCCTAAAGCACCGCCAAATAATTGTTTGAAACCTTTTAAAAATTGGTCTTGCAGTTTTTCAACCGCATTTTTTTTGCGCCTGATTCTTTTAACTCTTTTCTCCCAACCAACAAAAAATGCAGCCTCTCCACTATCTACTATACAATCTGTTGCTTTATCCATTTCTGTTTGAAACTTCATTTTTGCAAGAGCATTAACAAGCATAGCTTTTTGAGTTGGCGCGTGTGATTGGCTTTCCTCGTCTTCCCCTTGACAATCAAACATTGTTTCAGGAGTTTTATATACATTTTCGTATAAATGCGCTTTAAAACTTTGCGCAAGTTCTGTTAATTCAGGAAGTTTGAAAGTTTTATATCCTGTTTCTTTATCCTCTGTGTATGATTTACGCTGATAAATTTCATCTCTTAATGTGTTTGTTTCATCTATTTGCGTTTTTCTTGCGTCATACAAGTTGTCATAGCGCTTTACAATATCATCAACAATTTTTTTAGCGTTATTTTCTGATAAATTGTATGTTTGATCTTCAAGTTCATAAATAAAATTCATTTATTCTTTTTCCTCTTTTTTTATATCCTCATCAATATCAACCGCCCAATAATACTCAACTAAGTAACTAGCAGCGTCAAAAGGATGACCTAAATACTTTTTGTCATTATCTTTTATGATTTCCGCAGGAGTAGGCAGCCAAATTTTGCTAGTTCCGGCTTTAAATTTAAGATTCTCAATGTTATAAATTAGCCTTACGCACTTAGGAGAAACAAAAACCCCATAAATACCCTTATTACTTTTAACTTTTTGGTTAAATGCGTTAATTCTGCTTATAATAGGAGGGTTAAACTCTCTGATAGCAATTTCAATGTTATCTTTTCCAAAGTAAGAGGCTAAAACATTGTAAATAATGGCATAGTTTGTATATTCGCTTTCAGTTTTTCGATAATTTCCGCTTGCGTCACCATTTATAATAATTTTGCCTTTATGGTCTTTGTATCTTTCGATAAATTCGTTTGCACATTCTCTTGTATGCGTATTCTCTATTGCGATTTCATCAATGTAAAATACTTTTGTTTCAGATTTATGAGCAATTTCCCAACACATAGGATCTACGTTAAAATCACAAGTCAGATGTAAAGGTAAAGCAGGATTGTAATTAAGTTCTCGTATTTGAATATCTTTGCTAAAGTTTTTAACGACATTTAAAGTTACTTTGCTTGTTTTTCCTAAATATTCGTTATCGTAATCATCAG